GAACAGCCTGTTGATTCGCAAGATCTGCTTGTAAGTCTAACTCCGCTTCGCGTGTGCCAGCAGCACCGCCAAGTCGTTGTTCTTGCATCAGTGCTTCAGCACCTAATTGCTGTCCAGCAAGTGCAGCCTGCTGGGCACGGGCAGCGTCTGATTCACGGCGTTGAGCCTGAAGCTGCTGACCTTGCATCTGGGCCTGAATTCCCAACTCAGCTTGTCGTGTCCCTGCACCCATACCCAACTGTTGTGTCTGAAGAGCAGCCTGGGTTCCTAACTGCTGACCTTGCATTGCGGCCTGTTGTGCGCGAGCCGCATCTGATTCTCTGCGTTGAGCTTGGAGTTGCTGTCCTTGCAGGCCACCCTGCATAGCCAGTTGTTGCGACTGCATACCAGCGGCTTGCTCACGCTGTAAGTCTGCTTCCATTCTGTCTGCCGCATCGCCGTAGCCTTTCCTGCGGATCTCAGCAATACGGGCGAGCATGGCTGTTTCTTGCTCTGCGCGTGGGATATCGCCTCTAGTGCCCCATGCTAATGACTGCGCTCTACGCGCTTGTTCCTCGTTCTGCGCCCTCGCGTAGTCCAACCGTGCAGCATCTTGTTGAGCCCGAACTCCACCCACATCCATGTAGGCACCTAAGTCTCCACCAAGGAATGACGCTCCTGTAAATGCAGTAGGATCTACACCAGCCACATCTTGGGTTGTTTCACCTGTAAGTGGGTCCACAGTAACATCAGTGGGTCCAGCGATTGTCGCAGGAGTTACGCCAGCTACATCTGTAGTAGTCTGACCTGTAATTGGATCTATAGTTATGCCCGTGGGGGTAGATATCTCCCCAGCGGCTACATCCTGACCTACGCCATAAGCATCTGCACCAACTGCGCCAATCGTTTGTGCCCCTATGCCTGGTATTGCTTCAGCACCAATCGCTTCTGGGTCCGTAATCCCCTGTTCACCTAATACGCTAATACTTGGATCACCTGGGGCGGTTCCTGTCCCTGCCGGTGCTATACCCTGCCAACCACCAGGCAATAAATCACTTACACCACTCGACTTACTCAAGCCCTGCCAATCACCACCAAGGAACTGATTGTAGCCAGGTGCTGAGATACCCTCCCAGCCACCTTCTCCAATGAATTGGTTATAGCCAGGATCGCCAGCTCTCCCACCTTCCATGAGCAGACGCCTAGTGGCTGTTCGTGCGTCCTCAATCTCACCAATACCTACGCCTGATGTTGGACGGCCTAAATCTGTCTGAAGCAGTCCACCACCCGTTCCTTCTCTTCCTGCATACTGGGCACCAGAGGTAGCGGTTGGGAGATTCTGGGCACCGAATGGTGTATCAGGAGTGTCGAATATATTCAGTTCATAACTTGGCTGATTCACACCAGCCATACCCGAAGGTGCGCCTGTTTTCCAAGTTTCTTGTTGCCACGGTGTCCAAGCTGCCGTATCGCCCTCTGGTCCTAGAGGGGTGTAAGCCTCTGTTTCGCCCTGCCAAGAACCACCCCTTACAGTATCAATATCAGCCTGTCCCTGACCTTGATATGGTATTGTCCCATATTGTGCCTGACGAGCGCGTCGGCCTGGTTGTACATCCCCCAAACCTAGTTCTGCTAATTCTGCATCGGATAGGTCGCCGCCGCCATCGCCCCCTCCACCTCCTGGGTCCGTCCCAGGAACACCACCACCACCCCAAGCCATACTGCCGTCCCCACCTTCTGGGGCCATGCCCGTGCGATAGCGTCCAGTTTGATACCCAGGCGTAAACTGCTGTCCTGGCATATAACCAGATTGACCGTACTGATAGCCTCCAGGGGCAGCAGACGTTGGACGCTGATAATCTTGGAAGCCAAGATTCTGTATCCTGTAGGCACCCTTACCAAGTATTTTGTCGGTTAGATAGCCCTGACCCGTTTGCGACATTCCACTGAGACCAGGAACCATTGAGCTACCGTAGCCGTATTGCTGCTGGAACGGCTGCTGTGCAGCGAATCCTTCAGCCTGCCTGAATAGGTGTTCCTGCCTACGTTGGGTCGCAGGATCGACGGCTTGTCTGCCTGTGACTTCTAAGCTCGGTCCTGATCCCATGTTAGTCCCCTATATCCTTAATCATTACAACGCTCTTGTAGTCGTAGCCGTATGGCTCGAGAACTCTTTTCCATCCCTTGCGTCCAATAATCTCAATGCCATCACACCCGTTCTGCTCTGCGTAGAAGTCTGCCCCGGCGAGTACCCCTTCGATGCTGGCTTCCATGTCTCCACCGACCAGCCATATCTGGAGCAATCGTTTGCGAGGATATTCTCTAACACTAAAGATCGCCGCCCCGTCTTTAAGGGGGTAGAAGATCGCTTTCTTTGTCCTAATGCTTTCAAATACGTCATCAATCGTGTGTAGATCACTGCTACGATGGAGTGCCTTAACAAGGAGCGGTTTGCTCTTTTCCCACCAGTATTGGAATCTCTCATTATCGACATCCACTATATCTCAGTGGTTCCCAGGTTACCAGAATTGTCCACCGTAACGCTGTATCTGTTGCCGTTGGGTGCAACCAATATTAACCGCTCTTTGTTAGCAAGGTCTACGTCCTCAAAATGCTTGAAATTAGACTTGTCTGCATCCTCCAGATCCACCGTGCGACTGACCTCGTACTTGAGCCAGTGCTTCATGTCAGGCACATAGCTGGAGAACTGTGTGTCGAACTTTTTCGGCGGCGAGCCTAGACGCAGGCGCATAACCCTCGACGGTGCAGATATGCTCATCGTCTTGCACCTGGCTGCATCTCAAGCCGTGGTACACCAAGACGCCATGAATTAGCAGATTCCGATATACATTTCATTCTCACCGTGCGTCCTGTAAAGCGAACGGAAGTGGGAGCAGCCATATCATACGGACCATGCGTGGTATCGCTATCAGTCGGATAGAGCCTTGTATAGAACGTGGTAGTGATGTCGCCCAGAGTAGTCACATCTGGTATCAGGCTCGTAGCCGACAAGATTCTATTGCCGTCGCCTAGCTGAATCGGACCTGATTCTACATAAGGCACCTGGGGTGTCTTGTAGGTAACGATAGTCTCGGGTGAGCGAACTATTTCATCTACGTCTGCATAAGTACCACCAACTTCATGTTCATACGGGTTACCCTCTGGATCGAACAGGATCGGTAGCTGGAATATGCCACGCGATGTGGTCGATGTACGAGAGAGATTACCTACAGACCAGTGATCTTCCAGATAGTTGTAGCTCACATAGGAATCGTTTTCTATGCCCTCTGGGTAGAACCACACAATCTCATGGAACAACGTGTTATGCCATGCAACGACTTTCGATGCCTGGGATTCGTTCATCTGGGTGACGATGTAATCCTCTACATCACACGGTATGACAGTCACATACCCATCGTACTTGAAGAAGCCCTGCGCTGAACGTCCCATCCAGTAGGCCGTGTTACCAGCTACAGCGACTGCGTTGATATTGACGGGTCCACAGTTGTCGCCTACGCGATCAAACTGATACGCATAAGGCAGCCCAACAAACGTAGCCGTGTGTGCGTCATCGGTAGTGAATATCAATATCTGACCACGCACCTTCGCCGCGCCCAGCAGATCACCCTTGGTTTCTAGGACCTGATCTCCAGCCAGATTGGTCGATGTAGAGGTCCAATCGGTGTTGTCCTCGGAATCGGACCAGAACACTCTGCGCCTGTCCCTGTCTGTCTCAACTGGATCGGCTTCCAGTGTGCCACCAAACACCATGTGGATACGCTCACTCGTCACGATATTGGCTATCGCGTACTCAGGCGAATTAGCTACCTGTGCAGCTATCACAGCCGTAGGCACACCAACACTCGCGTCCCACTGATAGACCTTGCCGTCTTCGGGCATCACACCAACCAGATCCTCACCCCACAGATCCAAAGACCATATCGAGGCTGGTACGGGAGTGCCCAAATCTGGACGCGAATCACCATATGACGAGTGGCCGAACGTCGAGTTTCCGTATCCCGTATTGGGATCTGCGTTGATTCTGCCTGCCGTAAAGCCAGTAGGAGTTATATCGAATAACGCTGCTGCATCGTCATAGACGTAGAGCTTGCTTGCGCTACCTACCGCTAACCATCTACGGAACCTGTTGTCCATCCATGTCAGGGATGTGCGCCCAGGTCCAGTATCACTACCTCCCCCGATATCCGTGCGTACTGGATATGTGGCGAAGCCCCATGTACGCCAGCCGCCGACAGGCCCAAGCCCACCGACAGACCAGCGCATCAGGTCTGCATCAAACCAACGTCCCCTAGCCTGATAGAGTGTGCCGTTCTTCCACAACCCTGGCTGAAATTCAAGAGGGATATACTGTGGCGCAGGCATAGACTAGGTGATGATTCCGTTATCTGACTTTCTGACCATAAAGTGAGGGTCAGCAGCATCCAGTTCACCGCTCACGATGTCCATACCGTTGAGTCCAGCAGACACCATAGCGAACTGTATACGCTCCTGAATCTCCTTGGACTGCTGGAACAGTTGAGCAAACAGTTGTGCCTGATCTGGCGACAGAACGATGCGCTTATCCTCTACAACAGCACCGTTGGTGGGTGTGATGAGGTCCGCACCTTCGATTGCTGGTCCTCCGTCCTTCTTAGCCATTTCCTGACCTTTCTTTGAGGTTAATAATTTCGACTTCAGTTTTCGTAATTCTCTGCCCATGATCGTCTACCTTCTCGTCTAAACGATTACAGATTCGTTCAATTGATTGGATGCTCTCACGGGCACCATTCAGTCCTGACTTCACACCACCCATAGCCGCACCATACGCCGCCCCTGCGGCGAGTGGAGCAGCCAGAAACGATACCAACGTAGTCAATGTGCTAGGCTCCATTACTCTCGTCCCACGGCATAGTACGGAATGTTTCGTGGGTGGGATTGATCTGCCTTTCTATGTTGGCTGCGAGTGAGCTTTCCATCTGCTCGACGCCTTCCTCCGTTATCTGTTCCTCTGTCCAGTTCTGAACTACGGCCTCCGTTAGGTCTTCAAATGGGATAAACGGATCTGGCCCGTCTGGGTCGTAAGTCACGGACGAGGTGCCGATAGTTGAAGCAGTGTAAGGCTCTGCATCATCCGTGGTAGCTGAGTACCGCCAGTGGATGGTGTAAACGACCTCTGCCAAACCTTCTGCATTTTCGATAATTACGTCTAACGCCGAAAACGACCATGCGAATGAGACCGCCATTATGGTCCTCCTGGTGACTGATCCATGTGATCCCGATACGCTTCCTTGATTGCCGCTGTCCAGATACCTGAGTTACAGATGTCCTGCACTTCTTGAGCCTCGCCTGAGACATCTGTGTCCTCCCAATCACCGTTTGCGTCCTTCTGCTGACACTCAACAACGTGCCTGTGGTAGTTGCCGCGACTGATCTCTGTGCCGTCCTCAGTGAACACATCACAGGCTCGTACCTGTACCGCCCTGTACGGTCCTACGACTTCGACCTTATCGACAACGGTACTCATTGTTATAGCCATATTCTTTTCCTGTTGGTCCGTGCCCAGAATCCACTAGGCATAAGTTAGTCCGTCTGATAGGTCATCGTGAATCCGTAAATGGCTCCAGTAGCGGCGAACACAGGGTTGCCGTAGCTGCTTTCCCCATAGGCGATAAGGTACATATTCGAGCGACTTGTATCGGTGGTTATTTGGTATCCTAGAGAATGACTACCGCTGGCAGGAAACGTCATTCCAGTCGCACTCCCGAAGCTACCAGCATCGCGGCCACCAGATTGTGCCCTAGTCGCAAATGGGAGTCCCGTAATAAGCGGAAGTCCGACGATGGTGGTGCCGCTGCTCCAAAGTACAGTTCCGCTGACTGTGCAGAGGTTTCCGACTTTTGTATATCTCCCAATGTTTCCTGTTCCTGCTACCTTCGCTCCACTGGTAGCACCTTCAATAATTGGCGTCCACGCACCTGTCTCGTAATCGTCAAGCTCGTTCGATGGATTACTTGTCCCTGTGCCACCGATGAACAGGCTACCAGCGAAGGTGACATCCTGCGACGAGTCGATGGTCATAGCCACTGTGCTACCACTACCTAATGCGAGCGAACACGCTTGGTCCTGACCGTCGATGCTAAAGAGCCTGGTGGTACGGGCGGCGGCAGTAGCACCGTACTCGCAGTTGACCGTTAGGCCACCAGCTTGTGTGGTGCCACCAGCTTGTATGCGAGCGACATTCTCTGTCCCGTTCGCTGACAAAGCCCCATGAACATCCATTGGAACTGCTGCCGCAGTGGTCGTCCCTATCGCGAGTCCTCCATTAGGGATGTTTACGTCCTGTGACGAGTCAACGCTTATTGCGTCAGATCCACCTGTGGAGAGAGTCCAAGCATCAGGCTGGAATCTCATGTAAGTGTCGGCGTCTGCTTTGTGGTAGATGTACTCTGCCAGCGTAAGCGAGCCGTCTATTTCGACATTAGATGTCGCATTCACACTGCCAGTCGTTACCGCACCTGTGACTGTCACACCACCAGAGGCCGTGGCTAGTTTGGCGGCTGCATTGTAATAAAGCGTTACTGCTCCATCTGCGACTGCTTCAAGCATATCCTCGCTACCTGAAGCATTACTTAATGTGAACTGAGCCGTGCGGGGACGAATTACTGATGAAGTAATATATAAATCACCCGTCCCTCCCTCTGCTATATAGGAATTGGAGCCATCGTGATAAATCTCTAAATCGTCGCCCGTGCCCAGCAGGATCTTGTCATCATCTTGCAAATCCAGATTGCCCGACAAGGTTAGTGCGGTCAGGGTGCCGACACTGGTGATGTTGCCTTGGGCTACGGTGGACAGAGTGCCAGTAAGTGTCGTGGCAGATACCGTGCCCGTGGTCGTGATGTCAGATGCGCCGTTGTTGATGGCCCCGAATCCGCTTGTGATCGAGCCACCTGTATCCAGTGCGCCAACAGTCGTGATACTGGTCTGACCCACATAACCCGAGGCGATATCTACTGCGGTTGAGGTAACTGATATTCGGTTAGTTGTACCACCCACCGTTAGCGTTACATCACCATCACTCCCACCACCCGTCAGACCTGAACCAGCAGTTACGGCAGTAATGTCACCTACCGTGGGTGATGCCCAGGTAGGGGCACCAGAGGCGAGGGTCAGAACCTTGCCGTCATCAGTTGCTGCGAGCTTCGCCAAAGTATCCGCAGCAGACGCAATGATGATGTCGCCCTTGGCATAGGTAGTTTGTCCAGTACCGCCACGCGAATACGTTAAGGTTCCAGTTGTCCCTGCTACTATGGGTAATCCAGTGATATTAGTTGCTGTACCACTCGCTGGTGTACCCAATGCTGGCGTTACCAATGTAGGCGAAGTTGCAAATACTAATGATCCAGTTCCTGTTTCATCTGAAATTACTGTTTTTAGTTCAGCAGAAGTTGTTGCTGCTAATACTGAAATTTTGCTTGTAGTATAAACACCATTTGTCACGGCTCCTGCTGTTAAACTTGAAGCCGTTCCTGATACATTTGTCATCACACCACTTGCTGGTGTACCCAAAGCTGGTGCCACTAAAACCATCCCAGAAGCCATCGTGCCTTGAGCTACTTGAGCCGCTGGTAGTGCTGTTGCGTTTGTTAAAACCAACGCTGAAGGAGTACCTAATGCTGGTGTTACTAATGTTGGTGAGGCGGATAGGACTACACTTCCAGTTCCAGTTTTTGATGTTACGCCCGTACCACCTTGATCTACTGCAACGGTGGTGCCTTCCCACGTACCAGTAGCTATCGTGCCTAATGTCGTAATCGTACTTTGGCCTACATAATCAGATGCAATGGTTACGGCATCAGCAGATACGGTAATCGTGCCACTGGTCCCAATGACATTCAGGGTGGGTATTGGGCCACTTAAACTTGTTCCAGTTAAACCAGCACCAGCAACTATGGCCGTAATATCACCGACTTCGGGCGTAGTCCAAGCCAGAGTACCACTTCCATCGGCAGCGGATAGCACCTGATTCGTGGAACCAACCGCTGCTGGAAAGGTGAGTGTGTAGGATGTCGTAGTGCCATTAGCCTGAAGCGCGATGTACTCGTTGCCCGTGGTGTCCTGTAGCCGTAAATCGCCCTGTGCTAGAATATCTACTTGTGCAGCACTGATGTTGCCTGTGAATGCTACATCGTCGCCAGCATCTGCAACCGAGAATATGATACCGTCTGTAGTACCTCCACCGCCTGTTGTAGACCAAAACTCAAATCGTGCTGGACTGTCCTGGTAAACAAACCAGTAATCAGAGCCTGTACCGAACTCCAACACTTTATCATCACCCATCCTAATCTTGTCGAGCGTATAGGATGATACACTGTTGATGTTTTGGCTGTTGACCAGCAGTGTGAGTGATGCTGTAGACCGCGAAAAGACCGCATCCAGATAGTCCAGATCGACGTTGAGCTTGGTGCCCCAGGTGTCGGTAGATCCACCGACTTCAGGTTTCGTCAGCCCAAGATTGGTAGTGGTGGTATCAGCCATGTTTTATCCTAGAGCTACGGATCGCATACGGAGTGATGAGCCTGTGTGACGCTCACGTTGTCCCTGCAATCGTAAGTCATTTAGTGCCTTATCAAGTCTGGATGTCCACATCGGCATCCGATCATCATTCTTCAAGTACGGTTCTGCTTCGACCAACGTACCAAACAAGTAAATATCGGGATGGTTGGTCAACAGCCAATTTGTTGTCGCGCTGTCAGTCAGTGCAGCTATGCGCGTGTAGTAGATAATCGACGCCGTGTAGGTGCTATCAGGTGATCTAAGTACCTCAAGTTGATTAGCCGATCCACCGATTGTGGTGAAATAATACGGCTTTCCAGTACCTGTCAGTGTAATACGCCTCTCTGACAATTCCTCTGGAGTCATATACTCAAGCACAATCACAGGCTGTAAATCCAACACGATCCTGACGATCTCGAGCGTATCCGTAGGCAATGTGGTGTAACGCCCAGCGATAGAGAACGAATCGTTCTTCGTAATCATGTCGGGCTGACGTACCACCCGATTGAAGTTCGCTTCCGCTAGTTCTATGAACTCTGGGATACGCGCAGTCAGGTCAGTACGATCCAGCCAGTTGGCTGTAGCCGTCTGAAGCTGTTCGTAGGTGGTGATCGCCATTAGACTCGTCCTGGCCTGGTTCTGAACACCCTGTTATCGGGATCGTTCATCCATTTCTTAAATGCTTTCTGGTCTTTTCCACCATTTGTAATCTTCATCAATTGGGCATGAATTACAGTGGGAAGTCGCGCATAATGAGTCTGCCCGACAGAAGGTCTTAGCGGATCAGTCCATCTGGCGTTCTCGTCGAACTGATTGTATAGGAACTTATTGTGTTCCACGATTGCAGTAATATCCTGACGAGTTTCCAGGGCGACATCACCCGTAAGCTCATCTTCGTGATAAAACTGTACGGTCTTCGTGACAGGATCGTAGTCGAGTACGCGCTTCATAGTATGGCACCATCGGGGGCAGGGGCCGAAGCCCCCACCCCACCAGGCTTTCAGTTATGCCGCTGTGATTCCAGCAACAATACCGTGGGCTGCTTCGTTGTTAACCTGAAGCCCCCATTCGATCAATGCCATTCTCTTATCGGCATCTCCAGACTTGGCCAAAGCCTCAATCCCATACGGGCGAAGCGTAACCAGTTTTACTTCATCTGGGTCGAGCAATAACGCCCAATCGTTCATCAGTGATCCAGCACCAGCATCTATCACCGTAGTGAAGAAGCGGTTCGGAACAACTGACAGATTACCAAAGTCACTGACATAAATGTCAGCAGCACCGATAATCACGGAAGGCTCTGCACCGTCTACATTGTAGCGGCTAGACGCGATACCACTGAAGGCACTCACAGCGGTCTTGTTGAATGGAGATACCATTAGCATGGTAGGCTCGCCGCCCGACACAAATGCCTCTTGCATCGTGGTTTTCAGCATTGCCTCCGTAAACGCCGTAGGCGTTCCGAAAGTCTTCCACACTTCTGATGCACCTGTCGGAACCGAACCCGCGTAACTGGGCTTGGTCACGTTCGTGGATGTCTCGTTGGTCTTGATCCATCCTGGGAATCCACAGGTTACTCTTGCTGTTGCCGTAGCACCGACAACCGCACCCACTCCGTTCAGTAGACAAGCCTTTTCAACATCACGCTTTAGCTCTTTCGCGGTTTTCGCTGCCTGGTATCCCACCTCTGAAGAACGACCAGCCTTGATAACTTTCTGTTCAGTTCCAGAGATGATGAAATCACGCATATTTATCTGACAATAGTTCCCCAAGCGTGTGGTGGCGGAAACAGCCGTATAGCTGCTCAGATCCTGTCCTTCAACTACTGGTGTGGCGGAAGCAGAACTAAGGCTGTCCGTTTGCCACTCGAAATATGTGTTCTCTGCACTACGGCTGCCAATGTTGCTCTGGAAGGGAGTGGCTGTCGGAGAAATATCCGCAATCAGATCACTCAAATCCTCCCTGATCCCTTTGGCATCGTAAGTAGTGAACGTATTAGTTACAACTGCCATAATTTAACTTTTAGTTAGTCCGCGAGCAGTTCACCAAATAAGGCTGCGGCATCGTCCACTTTTCCAGTGGTTTTCAGCTTTTGCCTCATAGCTTTCTGCTTACGGGAGCGCACCCTCTGGGAAGTCTCCTTGTTCCCTGCTTTTGCGCTTCCGATTTTAGATTTAGCCGTCTGAGTCTTCTGGCCGTTGATGAGTTGGTTATAAAGCGTAGCATCCCTCAGAACCATCAATGTTCTGTGATCGTATAGTTGACCCAGTTCATCGTCGCTGAATCCTCGCATTTTCCCATACTCTAACAGCTTTCGCTGTTCATCGGCCTGAAGATCGGAGTCGGACCATTCAGGAATCTTTTCCAGCACCAGTGACCGTTCCTGGGCAAGGTGTTTTTCCAGTTCCTCAGATTGCTGACTCTGAAGGAGTTGCTGCATACGCCCTTGTTCCTCTTGCACGGCTTGAATCTGCCCTTCCCGATCTCGCTCCATCTGCTTGAGCTTTAGCCATTGAACGGGGTCTTGTCGCTCTAGCGTATCCCAATCAATGTTCGGTTGTGCGGCAGCTTCCATCTGTTGCCGAAGTTGCTGAAGCACAGACGCATACGTCTGACGCTCCTGCCCCAGAGCCGTTTGCTGGTCAGCGAACGCATTGCGCTCATCTGCCAACTCC